CGGAAAAGGGCGACCCAGACAAGGAGGGCGGATACGACCACATGAATGACAGTTTGGGGTATCTCATTTGGCGTGAGTTCAACCCTCTGCACGCTCGTGCTGGTCGTGGTACAGGAATCAGGCTTTACTAAACTGCGAGGATCAGGCGGAGTTGCGCTGTGTATTCAGGCTTTACGAATGTTGGCCGCCAGCGCGTCGGCACTGTCACCAATGTCAACGATCCGAGTACTGCCTGGATCAACATGGAGCCTCACTGGCTCCTGATTGAAGTTCTGCTGCAGGGCACATACGGCATCAGGAAAAAGCACCGTACATATCTGCCACAAGAGCCTCGGGAGCTAGACGAGGCATATGACAATCGTCTGCTCCGTAGCGTTTTGTCGCCCTACTACGTGCGACTCGAGCGGATGCTGGCGGGCATGTTGACTCGGAAGCCGGTCAGGCTGACTGATGTCTCAGATCAAGTGATTGAGCATCTGTTCAACGTTGACTTGCAGGGCAACGACCTCAACGTTTGGGCCTACGAAACAGCTCGCAAGTGCATCCGCTACGGGCACGTCGGCGTACTGGTTGATGCCCCTGCAGCAGGGGAAAACGGTCGGCCCTACTGGGTGACTTATACGCCACGCGACATCCTTGGATGGCGGACTGAGATCCAAGACGGAGAGCAAAAGCTGACGCAGCTGCGGCTGATGGAGAAGATCGTTATTGCTGACGGCGACTATGGCGAGCAGCACGTCGAGCAAATCCGGGTGCTCACGCCCGGCACTTTCGAGATCCATCGCAAGGACGAGGCCGGCGACTTCCGGGTTGTCGAGGAGGGCACCACCAGCCTCTCGGAGATCCCGTTCGCTGTTGCCTACTCAAACCGCGCCAACATCCTTGAGTCCACGCCGCCCTTGGCTGACATTGCTGAGCTGAATCTGCAGCACTATCAGACGCAGAGCGATCTCAGCAACCAGCTGCACATCAGCGCCGTACCGATGCTGGCCTTCTATGGGTTCCCCCAGGCAGCAGAGGAAGTCAGCGCCGGCCCTGGAGAGGCGATCGCATTTCCCGCCGACGGACGGGCGGAATACATCGAGCCTGGCGGCCGCAGTTATGACGCTCAGTTCAAGCAGCTGGACAGGATCGCTGAGCAGATCAACAGCTTGGGCCTTGCTGCCGTGCTTGGGCAAAAGCTCGGAGCAGAGACAGCTGAGGCCAAGCGCATCGATCGCAGCCAAGGCGACAGCACCATGATGGTGATCGCTCAGCAGATGCAGGATCTGATCGACAACTGCCTGCAGTTCCACGCTGATTATCTGCAAGAGCGGCAAGCGGGGACCAGCTTCGTGAACCGCGACTTCCTGTCAACGAGGCTTGATCCGCAGGAAATTCAAGCGTTGCTCGCCCTATATACGACCGGGACGATCACGCAGAAAACGCTGCTTGATCAGCTGGAGGCGGGCGAAGTCTTAGGCGACGAGTTCGACGTTGAGGAGGAGCTAGAGGCAACGCAGACCGGCGGCTTGATCGAGATGGATCAGCCTGATCAGCGGGAGCGAGCGGTTATTCCAGAGACGGAGCCTGAGGAGGAGCCAACCGAGAGGATCCCTGACTGATGGGCTGGATGAATCGGCGACCGAAACGAGGCAGCGATCAGCCAAAGCAGCTGCTTTATTTCGCTGAGCAGGAACTAGAAAACGAGTTCTATGCCGTCATCCGCGTTACATGGTTTGAGGGCAACCGAGTCAGGCAAGTCGAGGAGTCGGCCTACAGCTTTTACGACGGGATGACTCCTCATGATCTGCGGCTGCTGCTCAAGGATCTGTTGACTAAGGGCGCAGACGTCTCTATCTGCTGCATTGATGGAGCGGATGAGCTTGGCCTGAAAATGTAATGAGCGAGCTAACAGAGCTGTTCCGCAACGCGATCGACCTGAATCGCTACAGCAATGGCATCTCGCTGAGGCTGGTGCGTGCTTGGAATGATGCAGTGCTTGACGTGGTTGAGCAGCTGCAGCTCTTGGGCGAGCTGAATCAATCAGCGAAAGCAAGCCAGCTGCGGTCTGTCTTGGCGCAGCTGAAAGAGTCGCTGGACAGCTGGGCGGGCACCAGCACGCTCGCAATGCAGCAGGAACTCCAGGGCTTAGCAGTGCTCCAGGGCGAGTTCGCGACGAGGCAGCTGCAGCGAGCGCTTCCTGCAGGGAGGGCCGACATCGTACGGACGGTTGAGATCAGCCCAACGCTCGCCCAAGCGATCGTGACCGCCGAGCCAACAGCTGCAGGCGTTGTGAATCTCAGCGATAGTCTCACTAGAATCACAAGCCAGCCGATTACCTTTCAGCTGACGCTTGGGCAACAGCTAACGCTCCCAAACGGCGAAACGATCAGGCAGGCATTCCGCAGCATGTCGGAGCGGCAAGTTGAGATCTTCAGCCGTACGGTCAGAAATGGAATCATTGAGGGCGAGTCGATCGAGGCGATCACCCGCAGAGTCCGTGGGCGGCTCCAAAGAGATCAGGCCGGATCTGTTGACGCGATCATCGCGAGAGGCGGCCAAGCAACGGCCATCCCAAACAATCAGATCAGGGCGATCGTTCGCACCAGCGTTAATCAGGTCGCCTCGACTGCTGATCAGCTGATTGCAGCTCAGAATCCAGAGCTAACGAAGCATTACATCTACACGGCGACGCTCGATACAAAAACGAGCGACATCTGCAGAGCGCTCGACGGGAAGATGTTCCGGCACAGGGAAGGACCAGTACCGCCGCAGCACTATCAATGCCGCTCGAGAATTCGCAACGTGCCGCGTGGATTAGAGAAGGAGTTCTCGGAAATCAGAGAGACCTACGGCGAATGGCTCAACGCTCAGGATGAAGCGACGAAGCGGGATGTCTTGGGCCCAGAGAGGTTGAAGCTATGGAATGGGCTTGTCAAAAAATACGGCCCGACCAACGCGATCCGTAAGTTTGTTTCGCAGGACGGCGCGACGCTAACTTTGGATCAGCTCAAAGACCGTGGCTATGGCTCCACTAGCAAGTAAGTACAAGTTCAAAGCTTCCGAATCGTCTGAGGCTGCCTCCTGCCCTCCCAAGAAACCAGCGGCCAAAAAAACTAAGGCGAAGGCCTCGTCAGAGGAATGAGGACCCATTACGATCGGCACAGCAGCGCTTGCTCCATGCCTGGTTACATGAAGGGGCCCAAGAAGCCCCAGAAGCCCGCCGGTAAGCGCAAGAAGGCTGGCAAGAAAAAATAATGGCCTCCCGCAACGTTCCCACAGACAAGGCTTTGTATAGCCGCGTCAAGGCGGCAGCGAAGCGGAAGTTCGACGTCTATCCGAGCGCCTACGCGAACGCTTGGCTAGTTCGTGAATATAAAAAGCGCGGCGGAACCTACACGACGCAATCATCCAAACCAAAGAGCCGTGGCCGCAAGAAAAAGAAAACCTAGGGGCGGCCTCGGGCGTTGGTTCGCCGAGAAATGGGTTGACGTGAAAACGGGCAAACCCTGCGGCCGGCAGAAAGGCGAGAAGCGCGACGGCTACCCAGCCTGTCGGCCATCCAAGCGAGTATCATCCAAGACGCCGAAAACAGCGGGCGAGATGACTGCCGCTGAGAAGGCCAAGTTCAAGCGGGAGAAAAAGGGCCCGGCGAAGATCAAGTATCAGCATCGCCGCCGCCGGAGGAAAAAGTCCTAATGGCTAAGAAAAAGGACCCGAGGCTCGAGCGCCATGGGCTGAAAGGCGTCAACAAGCCCAAGCGAACACCAAGCCATCCCACCAAAAGCCACGTTGTTCTGGCAAAGGAGGGGGACAAAACAAAGCTGATCCGCTTCGGGCAACAAGGCGTTTCTGGTTCACCTAAGCGCCCTGGGGAATCTGCGGCAGCAAAGGCTCGGCGTCAGTCCTTCCTAAAGCGTCACGCGAAGAACATTGCCAAAGGCAAAATGAGCGGCGCTTGGTGGGCAAAAAAAGTGAAGTGGTGAACTGTTGTTAGTCTTGGGCAGCAATTTAGCCCGTGGCTAATTCATGTCTGAAGAACAAAATGCTCCCGTGGAGCAGGCTGTTGACATTCAAAAGATGCAAGGCGAGTTGGAAGCGATGCGTCGGAAGAACGCAGAGCTTCTCAAGGAATACAAGGATTTCAAGGAGTCAGCCCAGAAACAGGCGCCTGTACCGGATGGCGTTGATGTTCAAGAACTGCTTGAGTTCAAGCGCAGAGCAGAGCAAGCAGAGCTTGAGTCTCAGGGCAAATACACAGAGGCTCGACAGGCTTTGGAGCAGCAGTTCCGTGAGGCGTCGGCGCAAAAGGACCAGCGCATCGCCGAGCTAGAGGCCCGCGTTCGTGAGCTGGAGGTGATCGCCCCGGCAACGCAGGAGCTGTCGCAGCTGGTGCACGATCCCTCGTTGATTTTCAAGGCAGGGATGCTTGATCCGAAAAACATCGAGACAGGCAACGACGGCAAACCAGTCGTGGTTGATGGCTACGAACGAATCTCTTTCCCGCAGTGGGTAGAGCGCAATGTGCAGCCCTACATGCAGATCACGGCAAAGCCTCAAGGCAGCGGAGCGCCTGCAGGCCGGGCAAGTGATGGCAACGTTCGCTTTGACGAGCAACTGATGGGCCGATTAGTTCTTGATGGCAATGGCCGCCCAGGTTTGAACATCTCTGTGCTCTCAGAGATTCAATCAAAGCTTGGACGTGATGCTCGCATTGCATATAACGCCGAGGCCACTCGTCGTTTACAAGGGCGGTAGTATTTGTAGCAAGGCGAAGCCGTGCTGAGCTGAAGGGCCGTGCCCGACTGTAAACATCATTTCTGAGGATTTGTCATGGCGACTC